CTTTCAGGTAATAACGAATGTCCTGTTTAGCGGCGCAGATTAGAAGGGCTTTGATGATGCTGTGGTCGATAGTGATTTTCATGGTGTCGGTCTCCAGTGGGGTTAACGGGTGAGGGTTGCGAGCGCGGCGCGAGCTTCGCGCTGGGTGTAGAAGTGTCCGACATAGACGTATGCGCGGTTACGCAGCGCGTATGCGTGCCAACCGTAATTTGTTTTGATGAATCTCATGGTGTCAGTCTCCGAAAGAGGCGCGCCCGTAGGCGCGCGGGTGATGGTTAGGCGAATAAATCTACTGTCCAGCGGTAGTCGCGAGCGCCGGTTGTGTCGTATGCATACTCGCCGGCAACTTTCTGGACGGCCTCCCAAGCGGTATCCGCCCAAGCGTACCCCCAAAAAATTCCATCGAAAAATACGTTATAGGTGTTCATTGTGTCAGCTCCAGGTTGCGCGCTGCGGTGCGCAGCGCATGAACAGCATCCTGCCACAAGATTTGTGGCAGTGTCAAGCGGTGCTCTAAAGTTTGTTCCGTTTTTCACTACCCCACGCAAATTGTGTGGCGGGGCGCGACGCAACGTGTTGCAGGGTGATGTGGGGTGAGGCGCGGGGCGCTGCGGATTGTAGACGTGCCCCTCTAGCGGGGTGCTGTGGGGTATTGGATATTAGATATAAAGTGTTATTTGTTATACTGTATATATATACAGATATATGAATTGTAAGATAAACAATAGGCGGGGCACTACCCCACGGCACCCCACACTCGGCGCCCGCAACCCCACGCCCGCAGCCGGGTGCCGTGGGGTACCCCACGCAAAACGTATGAGCGCTTTGCTTTTGGGCTACCCCACGCCACCCACGTTTACGCGACCAGGTGATACCAGGCGAGCGCCTGTCGATCCGTGGGGCACTACCCCACGCCACCCCACGGGCTGCCGGTTGACGGGGCACTACCCCACGCCACCCGGCAAGGCAGGCGGGCAGGTGGGCAGGCGGGCAGGCGGGCAGGCGGATCGGGGCCGCGTGGGCGAGAGCCCCCGGTGGGGGCCGGCGACCGGGCCGGTCAAAAACGGAGGGGTCGCACAAATTTTTTTTGCAAAATGCTATAATTACTTGTAACACTATTTGCAGCACACCATCTGGCCATGACCTTCCAATCCTTGCCGCTCACCGCGCGCAAACTAGAGGCGACCGAGGCGCGCTTGCAGCGCATCTATGAGGCTGCCAAGTTGGGTCTAAAAGGTGACTCGTTGGCGTTGAAAGCCGGCATGCTGCCGACCGAGTATCGGCGTCTATGCGAGATGGACCCGATTGCCGAGATGGCCGAACAGAAAGGGCGCGCTGACGCAGAAGGGGCGCTTGCGGCTGTGATGATGGACGCCGCGCTTTCGGGCGACACCAAAGCGGCGTTAGAGATCCTTCGTCACAGACACGATTGGGTTGCCAAGCAGCAGGTGCAAATAGACGTAGCGCAGCAGATCAGCGTAATATCGGCGCTTGAGAAAGCAGAGCAGCGCGTCATTGACGTGCAGGTAACAGAACGACTGGAGCCAACACTTGCAGCAGCCGATCTACAACGCCTCTGATGAAATGCTCTTGATGACGCGGCTCTGGCAGCCGCGCATCAAAGACGACCCGGAAGCGTTTGTAAACTTTGCGTTCCCGTGGGGGCAGCACGGCACGCCACTAGCCAACTACAAAGGCCCGCGCAAGTGGCAGCGTCAGGTGCTGCGGAAGATTACGCAACACATCAAAGACAACAGTGGGCGGGTTGATTACAACGTCTTGCGGTCTGCGGTAGCGTCAGGCCGAGGAATCGGTAAGTCTGCGCTAGTCAGTTGGCTCGTGCTGTGGATGCTCTCGACGCGCATAGGATCCACGACGATTGTGTCAGCCAACAGTGAAGCGCAGCTCCGCAGTATTACTTGGTCGGAGATCACCAAGTGGCTGGCGATGATGATCAACAGCCATTGGTTTGAAATCAGCGCAACCAAGGTCGCGCCGGCTAAGTGGCTGGCGGAGATCGTCGAGCGGGACTTGAAGAAAGGCACGCGCTTCTGGTCGATCGAGGGGCGTCTATGGTCGGAAGAGAACCCGGACGCTTACGCCGGTCTGCACAACCTGGACGGCGTGTGTTTGATCTTCGATGAAGCGTCAGGTATTCCAGACTCAATCTGGCAAGTGGCCGCCGGCTTCTTCACAGAAAACACGCCGCACAGGTTCTGGTTTGCCTTTTCCAATCCGCGCCGCAACCAAGGCTACTTCTTTGAGTGCTTCAACTCAAAACGCGACTTTTGGTCAACAGAGAACATCGACGCCCGCGACGTCGAAGACACCGACAAGCAGGTCTACGAACAAATCATTGCGGAGTACGGCGAAGACTCGATACAGGCCAAGGTCGAGGTGTACGGCGAATTCCCCAGCGCGGGCGACGACCAGTTCATCGGACCCGCGCTGGTCGATCAGGCGTTTGGCCGACCCAAGCACAAAGACGAGACAGCGCCAATTGTGATCGGCATCGACCCAGCCAGGTCGGGCGGTGACTCGACAGTCATCGCGGTGCGCCAAGGGCGTGACATCATTGCAATTAAGCGGTACCGGGGTGATGATACGATGACGACTGTGGGGCACGTCATCGACGCGATCGAGGAATACAAACCGACGCTGACGGTGATTGACGAGGGTGGGCTGGGGTACGGCATACTTGACCGGCTGGTCGAACAGCGGTATAAGGTGCGTGGGGTCAACTTTGGCTGGAAAGCCAAGAACCAAGTGATGTGGGGTAACAAGCGCGCTGAGTTGTGGGGTGCGCTGCGGGACTGGTTAAAAACCGCGTCAATTGCGCCAGACAGGCAACTGAAGGCGGATCTGACCGGGCCTAAGACCAAACCCGACTCAAGCGGTACGATCTTCTTGGAGAGCAAGAAGGATATGAAAGCCAGGGGTCTAGCTTCTCCTGACGCCGCCGATGCGATCGCGGTGACGTTCGCATTTCCAGTCGCCTCCCGCGAGCCCCGCGCAGCCATGCCCCGCCGCCACTACAGCGACCGCACCGCAGGCGCAACCGGCTGGATGGGCGCATGACCAAGAAGTCTGTCAGCCTGTCAGTGGGACGCGGCGAGAAGCTGCCGACCAAACAAGGCGCTGGGCTGACGGCCAAGGGGCGTGAGAAATACAATCGCGCGACCGGCAGCAATCTGAAAGCGCCCGCGCCTAGCCCCAAGACAGAAGCAGACAAGGGGCGCAAAGCGAGCTTTTGTGCACGCATGGGTGGGGTAGCCGCCAAGGCCAAAGATGGCGAACGCGCCAAAGCGGCGCTCAAACGATGGAAGTGCTGATATGAAACCAGGTCTTTACAGTAACATCAACGCCAAACGCGAGCGCATCAAAGCCGGATCGGGCGAAAAGATGAGGAAACCCGGCGCTCCGGGCGCACCCACTGCCAAGGCGTTCAAAGAAAGCGCTAAGACGGCTAAGAAGAGGTAAGTGTGGCCGACAGCACGTTTACGCCAGAAGGAATACGCAATCAAATGTTGCGTATTATCTATGGCTCGCGCGGCGGCATACCTGAAGTAACGCGCGACGTTAGCACTATGCCTCCTGATGCAGCAGGCACGGCAGGCGCGTACGCGCATCGTCTTGGGCCTTTTGGCCGTATTTTTGTCGCGCCTCAAGCGGGCGCATCAACTCAGGCTCACGAACTTACGCACGCTACAAATTGGGACTTGGCAAAACTTTATTACGCCGCGCTAGACAAAAAAACGCCTGAAGCACGTCAATTTACAGACGCATTTAAGAAAATGGCCGGCGGCGGCCAAACAGCTATACTAGCCAACAAATTAGCGCCTGATTGGATGGCTAAAGAAGATCCCTATCGCACTAGCACTAACGAGTTGACGTCGTTTGCGGTTGGTAACACAATTGGCGGCAGTCATGGCCGTGTAGAACCTTGGCGCGGCGGCCTGCACGTTGACCCTACTTTGACAACTGAATACTCAATTTTAATGGACTTGGCAGAAAAGTACGTTGCTGCCGAGGCTAAAAAAAGGTAGCCATGCCACTCGTCAAGTCGCCCAGCAAAGCCGCCTTTCGCAAGAACGTAGCGGCTGAAGTCAAGGCCGGTAAGCCCGTAAAACAGGCTGTGGCCATTGCGTACTCCACCAAACGGCAAGCCGCCAAGAAGAAATAATGGCCTACGACCCGACAGGCATCATTGGCGCGGCAGAAGTCTCGGATGTAGGCGGCGCGCCGGACAAGGACACTGCGCATAAGCTGTCGCAGATGCGCAGTCGCTTCAAGATGGCGGTGGCCGCGTACAGCGACACGCGAGAAGATCAGTTGGACGACCTGCGGTTTATGGCAGGCTCGTCCGACAACCACTATCAGTGGCCAGCGGATGTGCTGTCAGTACGAGGGTCGGTGCAAGGCCAGACCATCAACGCGCGCCCGTGCCTGACGATCAACAAGCTGCCGCAGCATGTACGGCAGGTGACCAACGAGCAGCGGCAAAACCGGCCGTCGCCCAACGTCATCCCAGTCGACGACGACGCAGATATCGAAGTCGCGGAAATCTTTGACGGCATGATCCGTCATATCGAGTACATGTCGGACGCGGACGTGGCGTACGACACCGCTTGCGACAACCAAGTGACGTACGGCGAGGGCTACATTCGGATTCTGACCGAATATTGCGACGAGACGAGCTTTGATCAGGACATCAAGATCGGTCGGATTCGCAACAGCTTCTCGGTCTACATGGACCCGACGATCCAAGACCCGTGCGGTGCGGATGCCGAGTGGTGCTTTATTACCGAAGACATTCTGAAAGCTGATTACGAGCGGTTGTACCCCAACGCCATGCCGGTCAGCTCGATCATGGTGCAAGGCGTAGGCGACCAAGCGCTGTCGCAATGGCTGTCTGAGACGACGGTGCGGATTGCAGAGTATTTCTACTGCGATTACAAGTCAGAAACGCTGAATTTGTACCCTGACGGCACGACGACCTACCAAGGCACGCCACAGGACAAAATGCTGCGTCAAATGGGCCTAAAACCGACCCGTCAGCGCAAATTGCAGGCTAAACGCATCAAATGGTGCAAAACCAACGGCTACGAGATTATCGAAGAACGCGAGTGGGCGGGTGCGTACATCCCCGTCATCCGCGTGATCGGTAACGAGTGGTCGATTGAAGGCCAACTTGAGATTTCTGGGCTGGTCAGGAACGCCAAAGACGCCCAGCGGATGTACAACTACTGGGTAAGCCAGGAAGCTGAGATGCTGGCGCTTGCGCCCAAAGCACCGTTTATTGGCTACGGCGGTCAGTTTGAGGGTTACGAAGAGAAGTGGAAGACTGCCAACACGCAGAACTACCCTTATCTTGAGGTCAACCCTGATGTGACCGACGGAGCAGGCAATATCCTGCCGTTGCCGCAGCGGGCGCAGCCTCCGATGGCCCAAACTGGCTTGATTCAGGCCAAAATGGGGGCTTCTGAGGACATTAAAGCGGCTACAGGGCAGTACAACGCAAGCCTTGGAATGACGTCAAATGAGCGTTCTGGAAGGGCTATTTTAGCCCGTCAGCGCGAGGGCGACGTCGGTACGTACCACTACGTCGACAATCTGGCGCGGGCGATCCGTCACGTTGGGCGGCAACTGGTCGATCTGATCCCCAAAATCTATGACACGCAGCGTATCGCGCGTGTGATCGGGGTAGATGGCGAGTCAAAGATGGTGCGGCTCGACCCGAACCAGCCAGAGCCCGTGCGAAAGATGGTAAACGAGCAAGGCGTGGTGGTTGCGAAGATCTACAACCCTGGCGTTGGCAAGTACGACGTCAAGGTCACCACCGGCCCGAGCTACCTGACCAAGCGTCAGGAGTCGATGGACGCGATGAGCCAGATTCTGCAAGGCAATCCAAACCTGTGGGCGGCGGCTGGCGATCTGTTTGTCAAAAACATGGACTGGCCAGGCGCACAAGAGATGGCGCAGCGCTTAAAGAAGATGATCGATCCCAAGCTGCTGCAAGAAGACGACGATCCTGCGCTGCAAGCGGCCAATCAGCAAATCCAAGCTATGCAGCAGCAGATGGAGCAGATGTACAACATGCTCCAAAACGTCGGCAAGTCAATGGAAGCGCAGAAACTGCGCATTGACGAGTACAATGCGGAAACCAAGCGTATTCAAGCCGTGCAAGCGGGCATGACGCCTGACCAGGTTCAAGATGTTGTCATGCAGACGCTGAAAGATGTCATGACGGCTGGCGACATGGTGGTCGCTCAACAAATGGGTATGACACAATGAGCTGCGCAGACTTTATCGGCACCTTGTTTCTAGCGCGTGATGTGACGCACTCGGTGCATCTTAATACGAGGTCGTACGCCAAGCACGTTGCGCTGAACGAGTTCTACGACTCGATTGTTGACCTTGCCGACAAGTTTGCCGAAGCGTACCAAGGCCGGCATGGGCTGATCGGGCCAATCACGCTGATGTCAGCCAAAAAGACAACCGACGTCATTGAGTTTCTCAAAGACTCGCTTGCAGACATCGAAGACATGCGGTACAAGGTGTGTGAGAAGGACGACACGCCGCTCCAAAACATCATTGACGAGATCGTCGGGCAGTATCTATCGACGCTCTATAAACTGAAATTTCTTGCGTAAGGGCGCGTTATGGAACTGCTAAATCCTCTTGCTGATGCCAATTATCCCGCCTATACGGCGTCTTACACGGGCACAGCGGGGTCAACGACCGCTTGGCCGTCAGGCCCGCAAGGCGTGGTGATCTGGTCAACGACTGCCGCCTACGTCGTAATAGGCGAAGGTGTGACTGCGACTACCAGCTCGACGCCAATTCCTGCCAATACGCCAATCCCGTTCATCGTGCCGCAGGGTACGGGTGCTCCGTGGCGGGTCAGTGCGATCCAGATTGGCAGCGCTGGCACCCTCTACGCTAAACCCATCAATATCCGATGAGCTTTGGCATACCCGTCCGTAATGGCCTGAGCCTAGGGCTCGGGACCGTCGCTACGTTGGCGACGGACTTTGCGTCGCCTAACCCAGGCCCGCCGTGGACGGTATTGACCAGTGATGGCACGGCGTATGTAGTGGATGAAGTTGTGTTGGCAAGCAATGGCACAGCTTACTATGTCGTCGAAACTGTGCTGACCAGCAATGGCACAGAGTACAACCCAATTTGAGGTAGATCATGCCACCCGTTTATGAAGCGCTTTTGCTCAATACAGTTGTCCCGCAGATTCAAGCCGCACAAGCAGGCGACAGCTATGTCATGGTGGTGAACGCCACCACTCCAGCACTTAGGATCACGCAGACGGGTACTGGCAACGCTATCTCTGTTGAAGATGAAGCCAACCCGGACGCGACGCCGTTTGTCGTGACTGCGACGGGCGATGTTGGGATTGGGACGAATGCGCCGGGGGAAAAACTGGAAGTTTCTGGCAACGCAAGAGTGCGCGACGCGCTGGTTATGCAGCGATCTTCGTCGTCTTCGTATCTGTCTGTGCTGAATTACGGAAACACACTTGGTGGAACAAAAACTGATAACTTGAGCTTTGGCCTTGTGGGTGCTGGCGATCTTTTGTTTTATACGAATGGCACCCAAGCAATGACGCTGGATTCTATTGGGAATTTGGGGGTGGGGACGACAAGCCCCGTGAATTTGAGTGGTGCAGGAGACTTGACTGCACAGCGTATTTTTGCCTCTCAGCGGTCAACCGCTTTCCCCGCAATTGCTTTTGCCACCGATACCAACACTGGAATTGACTGGCCTGCTGCGGATACCCTTGCGTTTAATACTGGCGGCACCGAACGCGCCCGTATCACCAGCGGTGGGAATTTTTTGGTTGGGACGGATAACGCCGCAGAAAATGCGGGGCCTGGAATGAAAGTCCTTAACACTGGTGGAACCGTGGCGTTGGTTTCAACAGCAAGCGATTCATCTCAACAGGGGTTTGAGATGTATTCAACCGGCGCTGCGGCGTATCGGCTTTATGTTAATTATGCAGGAACAATCAACGCCACCAACACCACGATCAGCGCCATCTCTGACCAGCGCCTGAAGGAAAACATCCAAGACCTTGATGTTGGCCTCAATGCTGTCATGGCGCTGAAGCCCCGCAAGTTTGATTGGAAGGCTGGCAAGGGCAAGGACATCAAAGGTGACCGTGGGTGGATTGCTCAAGAGTTTGAGCAAGTATTCCCCGACATGATTGACACATGGCGTGACCCTGCGCCAGAAGGCGAGGAGCCTTACAAGGCTGTTCGTGCTGACCTGATTCCTGTACTGGTCAAAGCCATTCAAGAACTCAAGGCCGAGGTTGATAGCCTCAAAGCCCAACTGGAGGCCAAATAATGAACTGGAACATTTCTCGTCTTGACTGCAAAGTATCCGAAGGCGATCTGTCGGACGTTTGCATCGTCGCCCACTGGCAGTGCTCGGACACCGTAGACGGCTACTCAGCATCCGTCTATGCGACCTGCTCGCTGCCTTCTCCTGATCCTGAGTCCTTTACCCCCTACGCCAGCCTGACCCAAGAGCAAGTGCTCGGTTGGATCTGGGCAAATGGGGTTGACAAGGACGCCACTGAAGCGGCAGTCTTGCAACAGATCGAAATGCAGAAGAATCCGCCCGTGGTAGCGCCACCGCTGCCGTGGGCTGCGTAATGTTTCAAACCGTACTGGTGCGGTCCACCAGGCACTCGCCAGAGTAATCATGGAAAACACTGAAGTAGTAGCGGAACCAACCGCGCCGGAACAGGTAGCGACGCCCGCGCCTGAACCTGTAGCAGTATCGGCGG